TGGCCAGCAGCTCAGCCGCACCACCACGACGACCCCTAGGCGGCATGTGTTACCCCGAATTACCAGATTTTCGACGGATCGTTTACAACCATGACGATGCTCTCGTCATAGATTTGCCGGCAGCTCGCGCAGATGCCCGGCGCAACCTCGATGCCAACCTCATGGGTCTCACTGGTGCGATAGGCCACCCAATCGCCTACGCGGGGCAGGCCGAGCTCGGTGGCGGCTTGCTGGTGGGCAATATCGACAGTCAAAGGACCGTCAGGCTCTTCAAGAAGCGCATCCGCGCGTTCGTGCAGTTCCTCATAGTCGAACGCGGTGGGGCCGACCTTGAGCAGCAAGCCCACCTTGCCCTGCCAGCGGTCTTCCTCGCTTGCCTTGTCGGTGATGATGATGCCGCCGCGCGTAATGTTGGGACGGATATAGGTCGCGACCAGGCAGCGATTGCGCTGCAACTCGATACCCTCGATAATCGGCGCGAGCTCGCGCAACAACCGGGCTTTCAGCCCCTCAGGCGTCGCGCATTCCTTGTCTTCCGCGTAGCGGGTGACATCGATTCTCATTCTTTCGCCTTCCTAAGCAGTTTCGGCAATTCCTGCCGCACTGTGCCATAAGCGCGCAATTCCGCGCACCGCTCTTTATACGCATCGACGGGCACACCCGCAACTATCTCACGGGTGCGCTTCTCGATTATCTCATCGAGCCATTTCTCAATGATTACCTGGAATTTCTCACCCGACGCCGTGATGTGCATTACGCTGGCTCATAAGTCGCCTGAAAAATATCATTCTTACAAGGATAAAATTCACCCTTGATTCCCTGAATAACCCAATCTCCGACATCACCACGCATGACACCTTCTAGCGTCATGACATCGACATGACCGATGATTACGCCCGCATCGTTACGTTCTAGATGCAATACGATCTCATTACGATTTATGCCTTCCCAGATTTCAGCCGGCCATCCATCATCACCGATACGATGGGCAACGATAACCACCGGCTTTTTACGATACTGGCTCATTTATCCGCCCGCTTTTGCTTGCGAGCATTCTCAAGCCGCCCCTCGCCGCTGGCGGCCCCACCGTCCGCGCATTTCACCCGGCCGCCGCGCTTGAATGCACCTGGCATGCCCGGCTTACCCTGCATCTGGTTGAGCGCCATGGCCGCAGCCTGTGGCGGGACCGGGGCACCCCCGGAAGGCGAAGTCGCAGGGGCCGCCATCGGTCCCGCCGGGGCCGCTTGAGGCATTCCGCCACCGGGCACCACGATGTTTACCACGGTCTTGGCGGGGCGGCCACTCGCATCGGCCACACGCCCGCCGCTGGCATATTTCCCGCGCGCGGTGGATTTGCGGATATCGCTATAGCTTGGCATCGACCTGTCCCTTCGCAATCAATTTGAACGCTTCGACGCGGCCCCGCCAATCTTGCATGTTCGATCGCCATGGGGCCGCCTTCAATTCAGCATAACGCTGCTCGGCATAAGCGCGTGGATCGTCACCACCTCGTCGAGCGATCTCAAACCGGGCCATCCGCAAATCCCACGCCATATCTACACATGCAGCGTAGCTCATTTCTTACCGCCCGGTGATGGTTTTGGCTTCATCTTGGCCAACTGCACGGCCTGCTTGCGGCTTGCCTCACCCTCGGATGTCTGGTGCTCGCGGTCGCGCTCGGCCGCCTCGGCCTGGTGCTGCTGATCGAGCTGCTGCCCTTCCATCTGCATGCCGACCTTGAACACCTCGCGCTCGGTGGCAGCCGTTTCCTTCTCGCGCGCAATGGTACGCTGCGCGTCGATCTTATCGCGCTCCACCTGCAACCGCTCGGCCTCGGTCTGCTGCTTGCCCTGCAATTCGAGCATCTTAAGCTGCCCTTTGCCGAGCTCGATGCGCTCTTTACTCTGCGCCTTGAGCGCCTCGGTCTGCGCCACGATGCCGGCCACAGCAAGGGTTGGGTCGGGCGGTAGTGCGCCAGGGGCGGCCGGTGGCACCATGAGTTCTTGCGGATCGTCAATGCCGATGGTGCGCAGGATGAGCTCATCGACCTTGCGCCCGTCGTATTGATCGGGCGCAAGCTGCTGCAACTGCTTGACGGCCATCATCTTGATGAGCCGGTGCATCTGCGTGGGCGTGTTGGGATCGGCGCGCGGGATGAGTGACCAGTTATCGATGGCGCGCATCAACCGGCTAACGGTCCAAAACCCATCGCGCTCGAAATACTTAACGAAATCTTCCGGTTTCTCGCGGATGAGTTCAAGCAGGATTTGGAACTCGACCGCCTGCGCCTGGTGGCTGCGGCGATGCACGGCGCTGAGCATCTTGTATGTCTGTTCAAGCGCCGCAAGCACGGTGCCAACGGGCGCGTCGGCGCGACCCTCGGCCACAGGGATGGACGCCGCGCCGCCGACGCGCTGCCCGGTCGTCTCGACTTTCTCGAAAAATGCCTGTGTGGACGCCCCCGGCTCGGTATAGGGATAGGGAGCGACGACTTTGCGGATATCGTCAAAGCCGCTGATGTCCACCTTGACGAACTCACCAGGAGCGGCCCGGAAATTGTTGTCCATCTGGCGGTCGCCATTGACCGCGTACATACCGCCGGGAAAGTTGGAGAACATGCCCTTGTCGAGCATGATGCGCCATCCGGCGGTAAGCGCGCTGGTGGTGTTGCCGAGGATTTGCAGCAGGCCGGAGGCGTAAAAGCCAAACATGGGCACGAACGGGTAAACCACGAACCGCCGCCGCTCGGTGAACAGATCGTCGCCATCCACCCAGTTGCGACGGATTTCCAGGATTTGCCGCGTGTCCTTCTCGACCGTCACGATATACGGGCGCGGCAGTCCGGTCGGCTTTCCGCGCTCCATGTGCCGGTCGCCGGGCATATCGACCTCGCAACAGCACTCATACAGCGTGTAATCGACATCCTGCTGCCGATCAGTTGATGGTTTGATGCCATGAACCTGCGCCGTCTTGCGCTCAATGCCGGTGATATCCTCGACCGGGGTTTGCAAATCGACATCCCGATACGCACCGACATACTGCATGCGCGCCATGACAGCCGGGCGCATCTTGATGCGGTGCGTCTTGCGGCCACAGTTCTCAATCGATGTGGCCGTATTGCTGACGATGAAATCACCAGGCGCGATGGCATCGCTCACGGGGGCGCGGCGCAGCGGACAATGGAACACCTTCTTGATGCCCATGCCGCCAAAACCTTGCTGATATATCATCCTCTCGGTATCGGGCACATATTCAGGACGATGAACCGTAAGATACTGGTTCATATCCTTTTCGAGCTGTTGGGCATCCTCATCGGTGATCGCGGTGGACTGGCCGCCGTTGTCGATCTTCACCGGCCCGGCAGCCGGCAGTAACTCGGCTGATGCGTTGGACTGATAGAGGATGGTGGCTTCAAGCAATAGCGGGTGATCGACCACACTGACACCCTCGCCGGTCGCCTCGGCCTTGGGTTGCTTGAGCTCGATGCCGAGGATGGACATCCCGCGCTCATAGCCGGCAATCCATGTGGCGCGCGATTGGATATCGGCCTCGATGCCCTCAAGCAGTTCCTCGGCCACAATGGCGAGGTCCGTATCTTCCATGCGCTCGGCAAGATTGGCGTAAAAGTCCGCGTCATAAGTGCCGGCCTGGTCGTCATCCTCGGGGTCGGCGGTCAGCAGATCAGCCCCACCCATGCGGATAACAACGCTGCCGTCCGCCAGCGGGATTTCCTCCCATGTGGCATCGATCGGCTGCTGAGGGGATGGCAGGCCGGGCAGCACCCGCTTACCACCATCGGTAGCCAGTTGCGGCCCGCGCGCGGTGAGCGCGGCAATCCCATGGCGCGGGGCGTCGTCACCCTCACGACCCGGCCACTGTTCCTCAGGTCGCATGCGTTACCTCATACGGCATAGAGCACCTTGCGCCCCTTGGGTTTCTTGCCAGCGCGCTCGCGAGCGCGCTCTTCACGCATCATCACATCGTTGATGTGCTCAAGATAACCATTTTTCCGAAGATACCACAATGCTTGGGTTAAGCTGTCGGTGCAATCATCATATTTGCCATTGGGAAATATGGCGGCCTCATCGATGGCCAGCTTTGCATAGTCCTTCTCAACGATGGCATACACAAGCCCCTCGGCAAATAGCGGCTGCACCCGGTTGACGCGCGCCAGCTTGTCGAGATTTTTGGGATCAATGAGCACCATGGCCCATTGATCGAACTGCGCATGTTTGAGCAGTTCATTATAGATGTCGTGGCCGTTGGCCTTGTTCTCGATGAGCAAGCAGTTGGCCTTGAACCGCGAACACTCATAGCGCAGCCACTGCACGACGCCCCAATGCTGTTCCGTCTCGGCCTTGTAGTTCGCCCAGCTCTCGGCCTTGGCCTTGCCGCGCACGCGCTTGGTGCCCCCAAGCGTGAGGTGCTTGCGCCATGCATTGAGTAACATGGCGCACATGCTGCCCTCGGGGTTCTGCCACACGCCCCAGATCGAGAAACCTTGCGGATCATTCTCCTGTTTCTCGGTGAAAGCTCCGTCGATACTGGCCACGACATACTCAAACTCGGGCCATCTCCCCTTTCGCGGCCCGCTGGTGGGCACGGCATAAGGTTGCCAGTAATCGCGCTTGATGATCGCGCCGCCACGCGGCTCGGGCCGCTGCTGATACTGGGATACCCACATATGCGCATTCTGCGGCTTTTGCAGCCTGGCGAACTCCTTGGGCGGCAATCGCGCTTCCCAATAGTTTTCGCCCTCACGGGTGCGCGGGTCCGTCCACAGTTGCTCACCATGGATATCGTAGGTCGTGCAATGCTGGTCCGCCTCATAGGCCGCGGGGATGTTGAGATGGCAGTATCCCATATCCTCATCGAGGATGGTGCCCGCGCAATCGGCTTCATGCGTCCGCTGCATGATGGTGATGATGAAAGATTTATCCAGATCGTTGAGACGATTCATCATCGCCTCTTTCATCCATCTCACCGTTTCCGGCCGCACCACTTCGGACTTGTCATCCTTGACGCTATGCGGATCGTCGAGAATCACACCATCGGCGCGCTCACCGGTGCCGACGCCACCCACCGATGTGGCGAACTTCCACCCGGTTCGATCGGTAGAAATCATCGACTGCCCGTCGCGCACCAGGCTAAAACCACGGTCATGCAGCTTGCCGTCGATCTTCTCGCGTCGCGGCCCCCACAGCTCGCGCCATTCCGGCGAACGCAGGATTTGCAGCATACGCCCGTTGTCACGCTCGGTCAGGTGCGCAGCATAGGCGAAGTTTAGGAAGCGGCGGTTCGGCTTGTCGCGCGGCCCCCACTGCCACAACGGAAAGAACACCGAGCACAGCAGGCTTTTCATGCTGCCCGGCGGCACGGTGATGAGCAGCCGGGTGAGGCGGCCTGCATCGACCGCCTCAAGATGCAGGCACATGGCATCGAGCGCCCACCCCTCAGCCAACGTGCGGCCAGGCTCGACCAGGTGCCAGAAGTAACGCACGAACGCCTTGAGGCTGCCGCACTGGCGCTGCCGTTCCTCGCGCAACTGCACCTGCCGCAGGGCCCGCGCATAGGTGCGCTCAAGCCCCACATTCTCGATGAGCTCGGCAAGCCGTTCGTTATCCAGCATCATCCCGTCGCTGCCGAGCACGCTCCAACACCCCTTCCGCGCCACCTGACCCCTGCCGTGTCAGCGCGGCCCCGTCGCGCCCCGTGACCGCCGGCCGATTATCCCAAACGCATTGCGCGCAGCTCGCGGCATAGCGGCCATGGCGGCACTTGGGGGCCGTCAGCAGTTCGGCCCGATAGAGATCAAGGCCACGCTTCACGTCATGCTCGGCCACAAGGTCGCGCACCCGCTTTGGCTGCGCGTCATGGGCCGCCATCTGCTGCCGCTTGCCCTCAAGCCCCGCGCGCCAGCGCCGTTCACTCAGCGTGCCCGTCACCTCACCCGACTCGTTGAACACAGCAAAGCTGGCCCATGGTTGGGCCAGCCGTTCCTCGTGCCACTGCCAATCGTGTGGTCGCTCACGCCTGCGGTTTCTGCGCATGGATGATTCGCTTGCGTGGGCTATCGCTATCAATGATGAACTCATCCACTAACTCGACACCCTCGGGGAACACCATGTTGCGCAGGGTGATATCAAGCATGCGCACGGCGTGCTGGTCACCCACCGCCGATGCGCGGTTCCAATCATCCACCCAGTTGGTGAGGCGATCGAGCGCGTTGTTGCGCCCCTCATCCGCGTCAGCCAGCAGGTTATCGACGGCTTTGGCACTCACGGTCTCGGGCGCGCGCTCAAGGGCCGCTTGCACCTGATCGGGGCTGAGGGTGATATCCTGCACAACGGATTGAGCGGCGGGTGACCATGCGTCCTGATTACCGTGCTGCCGCAGCACCGCAAACCACTCGCGATTGCAGCGCAGGCACGCACCGCAGCCCGTGCCGAGCACCAGGCGGCCCGAGCATGCATCGGCCCACTTGTTGCCGCCGCCGGGCAGCTTCTCGGGCGCACGGGGCTTGTGGATGGTGATGACACACGGCTGAGGGGCCGCCAGCGGCATGGGCACCACATCCCCCGACCCCTCGGAATGTGTGGACCGCTCGGCACCCTCAAGAGCATCGGCCTGCTGATGCAGGTTATGCAGGGCGCGAGTGAGCAACCACGCCACATTTCCCCCATCGGCAAGGGAGCTAGCGAAATAAAACTCACCATTCTTACGAAACCCGATGGCCAGCACACTCTCAAGGTCTGCCTCAAGCGCACCGTTCAAGATGCGATCGCAGGGCAAATCAAGCCTCGTCAATCCCGGAAATTTTATCGTCGTCATGCTTCTCGCATTCCTTTAGTTTTGCAAGCACCTCATGCAGCCGCGTAACCTCGGCCAATTCTTCATCAGCCTTCCGCTGATGATATGACGCTTTCTTGTGGCTGTAATCGATGGCCGCTTCCACACTTTCGCGCGGGGTCATTCCGACCCAAGCGCTGTCAATGCGTCCCATATCCCTCACCATGTTCCCAATGTCAGTTTTGGCCCCGACCACGGTGGGCTCGGGGCCGCGCCGTTTAATCATGCGTCAATGCTGCATTAATCACGGCCACACGCTGCTTGGCGATATCAATCAGATCGGCCATCACACCCTCGGGCATCTCGTACTCACCAGCCGCCCACCGTGCCACATTGCGATAATCCACCCCAAGATCGCGGGCGGTGGCGCGCATCCAGCGCGGCCCATGCAGGGCCGCGCCGATGGTGTGGAGTTTCTCACGGTTGGTGGTGGTCATGTCACACCGCGATTGATTGCAGGTATACCCGCGTTAATACGTTCGTTCATACCTTCACGAAATTGTTCGATAACTTCACGGCCTAGGCATTGCCACCAACAATTCAATCCGTGTTTAAACTCACGTTCTGGATTGGCTTTCGCCAGCTTCACATAGGCAACATAAGCACCAAGTGAAACCTTGCGATCAATGGCCGGCAGGCTGATATAACGCTTGACCTTCATTTCGCTGTTCTTAAGCATCGTGGTATCTCCCATCAACTGAGCGGCCCCTGCCGTCTCTGTGTCATCAATATGATGCAAACCTCATCAGCCGTCAATAAGTTTTTTGCGCCGGGCCTGAATTAATCCGACGACCTGAGGGCCCACTGTACCGATAAATACCGCGAGCTCATCGTCATCCATGTCCCCAAGCGCGCCGGCGCTGTCCACTTCCACACGTTGCTGTGGCTTGCCGTGCCCCCGGTCGAGCAGCCCCTGCGCCGCCGCCAGCCCCGTGCTGTCGATCGACTTCATGGCCGCCGTGATCGCCTCAAGCCGCTGGTCGGGCGTGAGGCGCGGATCACTCGCGCGTTCCATATGAGCCTCGGCCAATTTTAGCTGCAACTCGGTAACCATCCGTTGCAGCTTGATGGCGCTATCGGTAGCCGCGGCGGCCTGTTGCTTCATCTCAATCGTTGAGCGCGGGCGGCCAGATGGATTGCCGCTCACACCAGGACGCATAGGCGACCATGGGGGACGCTCCATTAATTGGCCCTTAGCGTTGCGTTTGGGCTTTGGGCCTTTGTCGGCTAAAGCGTCATCTTTTGATGCGTCCACAGTGGCTTTAGGTTTGCGGGGCATTATCGCGATCTCCATAGCCGAGCGATACGGATAGCGGTCTCAGGCTTTATATCAACGCTTCGTAAAATTTTATCGCGCTCTTTTTTCTTTAGCATTATGCCAATGCGTTTGATTGCACACTCAATCCCGTATTGAACGGGATGATGTTGCACCCATTTCAATTCCTTATATGTCGATATATTCCATGAAAATCTAACATAGCTATATTTTTCAAGTTCGTTGGCTAACGCAACAACACCTTTCTCTATCTCTCCAAATTCATAATCATTCATCATTCCGTCCTTTCTTTCGTCCACACTGCTGCCGGTGGTAGGGTGGTAGGGTGGTAGGTATCTGGCATGTTACCACGCGCGCGCATCCCGCCTTTATAATTTATATATTTATAATATAAGCATCCCCTTATATTATAATAATTTCTCTCATAACACCTACCCCCTACCACCCTACCACCCTACCACCAAAAGAGTATAAAAAGTAAGGAAATACAAGGGTTTTTGGGGTGGTGGTAGGTATATTTATCCTACCACTATTTAGGGGGTAACCTACCACTTTTTATGGTATCAACCACCTTCATACGGTCATCAAGGGTATAATTTTGACGAACATATATCTTTTCAAACTTACCGTTTATTTTCCATCGACCATCTCGCTGTTCATTAGGATTCTTTACTAAAATATAACCGGCATCATTGAGAGCTCGCATGATCTTGGTGCCGTTCTTTTTATCAGACAACCAATCGTATAATGAGCGATCACCGGCACCCATCATTGCCCGGCCAGCCAATGACGATAAAATAAATCCGTCTAACCCTCTGACCAAATCGCTAAGGTCTGTTTGTTCAGACGGTTGACCACCCTCAACCATATCCCAAAATTCCGGTGTCTGTGTGGGTGGTGCCTTGGGGTTGAAACGGCTCACATCACGCGCCAATAAAAACGCGGCACATGCATCCGCACCGCCGTTATTCATCCATTCCCAATATGCGGACCAATACGCTTCACTAAACGCTGCTCGCGTGAGATCGCTAAACATCACATAATGCCGTCGATCATCAGCCGGAAGATATAAGCCGCCCGTTCTATAATTTGTGGTAATGATCGTTGCGTTAAGATTGGGGGATTTGCGCCGATCCGCATACATCGATCTGATATTGTGGAAGTTTGGTGGCGCTGTAATTATCGTTTTGGTTTTGTCATAAAATTGATAACGGTTTTCTCCACCGATGTCCTTGGCTTCATCAATGATAAGAACACGACATTCAAGGTAATCGTTATAAACCTCACCCATGATTTGCTCGGGTGAAACCGACCGCCAGTTCCATTCACCGACCGCCCAATTAAGCGGCGCAAACATACTATCTTTGCCGATGCCTTGTGAACCACCCCACACCAAACACCAGTTTATTTTAACCGTGGGATTTTGGGCAACGAATGCCATCCAATCAAGAATGACCTCGACATGCTGCGGATATATTATGCGTAGATGATTTATCCATGGGTCGGAGGTAACGCCGGGCCGAGGCTGCGGTGGCACGGGTGGCAAATAGGTGTTGAGAACACGGTTATTGCGTGATTCGGTCCAGCCACCTTCAACGAGTGACCATCCCTCAATAATCTCACCCGCGCCCGGCCACCATGCAAGCTGGTCAATCCGGTGATTGCGCGCAAGCCATTTACTCGCCTTCATCGTTTTGCCATCCGGTAACGCGATCGAACCAATCAAATCATCCACACTGCCGACCGGCCAAAACTTGCGCGTCGGGCGATGGAAAAACGTACGGTTCGGCATATACGCGAGAAACATGCCGGGTTCGGCCACCACATCACCGTCTTGCGCAGCCTCACGCCCCACCAGCGCCGTGGTGCGTTCACCCAGCACATGTTTGTTGGTCGTGCCGCGAGCGAGTATCCGGCACATGTGATAGCCGCGCGATCGCTGATATTTCCACGCCCGATAGCCAGGCCAGCGCTCGAACAGCCGCTGCATGCGCTCGATGTCACGGCCGGTAAGCCACGACAGATGCGACATCACAGCCATGTCCACGCTGCTGTGATCGAACGCCAGGCCATCCGACCGGTTATCCGCCGGCCACGATCGCGCCAGCGCCTCCGCGTCCATCTCCCACACCTGCCGCGCGGTGGCATGCCCGGCAAACATTTGGTCCGGCGTATGCGCCCCCTGGCGCAGCATGATGGCCAGCAGCGCATCATCATCCTCGGGGCCGCGCCATAGCTCGCTGCGACCCTCATCGGGCAGCGCGGGCAGCGGCTCACCGCGCAAGCCGAGCCGCTCGACCAGCCACTCAGTGTGGTCGCTGGCGTCCCAATTAGCGTCCCCTGATGCATGATTGCCGGTGATCGTGAGGAACCGACCGAGGCTGTAGATTTCGCCCCATTCCATTTTGCACTTGTGCCCATCCGGCAGCGTGCCGCGCATGATCAGATGGTAACCGGTGCCGCTCGGGCTCACATCGGCATATGCACCCCATAGTTTCGTGCGCAGCTCGGCCACCAATGGCGACCACACGCCGTCACGCAGCGCCTTGTCGAGGTCGATAAGAATCCATCCGGGTGTGCCAACAAACCCGATACCGTGCCTGTTCCACGGTGACGCCCACGCTGTGGCCGCATCAACCCACATATTTGGGTCGTGCGCATCGATAACATTGCCGGCCTGATCAAGGGGGAATTTATCGGTTCCGCCGCGAGCTCTTGGAACTAGTTTGAAATTGATGTATTGTTTGCATGCGGGCAGCCCTGCGGGCATAGCAGGCCGGTTGCTCATAAATTCCCACTTCTTTGTCACTTATGCATACCCTCGGCCCTGACCCGGCCGGGGACGCATAATTTTTTGGAACCGTGTACGGCAGATTTGCGTTATGCGCGGTGGAGGAACCACCATCATGCATCAGCGGGCGCGCGTTCGCCCATCAAATTTTCATATTCCTGCGTAACGCCTGGGCACCCCGTAACTCTGGCGTATCCTGCCACTTTCTCCCACAACACCTTGCGCGACCTCGACCACCGGTAAACGGTCCGAGAGCTGCACCCGCACACAGCAGCCACCCGCGCATGCGTCAGGGCCGCGAATCCCTCATCCATCGCAACACGCATGGCCCCCCGCAGCAGCACCGTTCGCCGCATATTGGTATCCAGCCGCTTACCCACCGCTATACGCTCCCCCCGACGTACCCAACATCACGGCCACAGCCTCATCAGGATGCGTCACAAACCCCGCCCGGCCCCCGCGCTCCCGCACATATTTGATAGCGTTCCACTGCGCCACCTCACGGTCGGTGCCGCGCCATTTCCAGCCGGGTGCCTTGCACTCCAGCATGAGGAATAGGCCGCCCGGCGTCATTCCCACCAGATCGCCAGTTTTAAATGTGCGGTCCAGCTGGCTGCTATCATTGGCCAGCCCAAAGCGCACGGGGATACCGCGCTCATCCGGCAGCGCCCCGCGATTGTTGCGCCACGCCACCCCGCCGGCCGCCTGCACCGCAAGGCGTGTGAGGTTTTGCACATCAGTTTCGGTTTTCATCACTCACCTCCAACAGTCGCACATGCAAAAACTCAGGGTGCTTGCAGCCGTCCCATAGCACCCGCACCGCACCGCGCCCCACACGCCGCTTAACGGCCTGCACGGTCCCCATCCGCGTAAAAAACCGCTCGGCACGCCCCACGGTATTATTGGTGGCGCGGCTCAGCCGCACACGGTCACCTGGTTTCATGGTTTATATTCTCCCATACCCTCTCGTATAAATCCGCCGCCTGTTTCCGCCCGAGTGTCTGTGCTGTGGCCGCATCGATGCCGAACCGGTGATAAAACAGCCGGTAGCCCGTCGCCATATCGTGGCCGTGCTGCGTTTCCTGCACACCCTGCCATGTCGCCATCGCGTCGCGTAACTGCTGCTGTGTCACGGCCCGCGCGTTCCAGTTCTGCACCACATACGGCGCAACACCGGGCGGGCATGGTCCCATGATCTCAGCGGCCTGCCCGCGCAATCGCGCCAGCAGTTCCTCGGAGAACTCGGTGAGGTCGCCATCTACTTCCTCGGGCCGTGAGCGGCCGGCCGGGGTGGGCTTGAAACCGCAATGCGGACAGCACGCGCGGAACCGCTCAAACACCTGGAAGCACTGCGGGCACGCCTTGAGCGCGGTCTCGTCATTCTCGGTGCGCTTACGCTTCTCGGGCACGTCGAGTGACCAGGTGCGCGGGGTATCGGGCAGCCCGTGGCGCACAACGTTGCCGACCAGATCGATAAACACACCCTCCCGCTTGCCGGGGTAGGTGCGCAACAGCCGGCCGAAAACTTGAAGATACCGCACCAGCGACATGGTGGGGCGGCCGTCGAGCACCACCTCGACGCGGGGCACGTCCACACCCTCACCGAGCAGATCGACGTTGCAAATCAGCTTGATCGCGCCGTTGCGCAGGGCTTCCATGGTGCGGACGCGGGTACGGTCATCCGTCTCACGGCTCGACATCCACGCGGCCGGCACACCCGCGGCGTTGAATCGCTCGGCGGTTTCCTTGGCCTGCTCGACATCCACCAGGAACGCGATGCCGACCGCCCCCGGTGTCAGCTTGAGATAATGCTGCACCATATCGCCGGTGACGGTGGACTTGTGGGCGCGCTTGCGCAGCTCGGCCCCGCTGTAATCCCCCGAGCCGCCGACCGCGAGCCCGGCCACATCGATGGACGACGGCGGCCCATAGACACGATAGGGGCACAAAGCGCCGAGCGCGAGCAGATCGGCGGTTGTCGGACCCACCACCAAACTGTCAAATGCCGATCGCAGCGGCTTGCGGTCCGGCCTCATGCCGGTGCCGGTCCACCCGATCCGTAACGCTTGGGGGAAGATATTGAATGCCCGGCCCCACTTGTTGATGTGGTCGCCACCAAGCACGTGATGACAATTGTGAACAACTATCCCGGAAGCTATGTAGGTGTGATCTGTTTCAACCTCGATATTGTAGACGAAACCGTCTGAAATACCGTGTGCAGATCGTTCATAATTTGTTGATTGGTAAACCTCAACACGGTCCACCCTAACCCATTCAGAAATTCGTCCTTGCGTCGGTCTTGTTCCTTTCGTTTCAGTGTCGAATGACTTGAACCGTCCGCTTCCAACGCCAGTTTTAATTCCGGAAGCGCCAGGTCCAGTTTGTAATGGTACGGGTAAATCGATCCCTTGCGGACGCCAGTTGTGACCGTATGATTCAGTTTCATTCCAAACAGGAATTTTAACGTCATCTCTGGTTTGGTCGGCTCGCGACCGTTTCCGCCTTTCACCTTTGGTTGATGACCTATACGCTTGTGTGTTGCTCGCATTTTTTCCCGTGATGTTTCTTTCATCATCGGATTGTTTGTTTTCATTCGTTCCGAGCAATACTTTAGATTGGTTCGACTCATCGTTTGCGATGATACTTTGTTGCGACATGCTTGAGAGCATGTCTTTCGAACCCCTTGTGTTGGGTTCCCGCAAATGACACAGGACATAATCACCTTCCCTTAAATCTACTGCATTAACCCATCCGTTCTTTGTCCAGATGGGATGATGCGTAGTACAATTTAATGAATGATGCGTCCAGCGAATATTCACCATTTTATCAGGCATTGGGTTACGCATGATCGCTGTCACACGACGTGGAACAAACGAGCCACTGATTACAACATCTCCGATCATAAGTTTTTCAATCGGTGCGTCACCATCAGGAGTACGAATCAATGTTCCATTCGGAAAACATTCATCGATCTGCACGAGCTCAACTTGTCGTGGCCAATTATCCAATTTATCGGCCCGCGCGAGCAGCGTATCGACCGATGCCACCGTATGTTGCGCACGCTCATAAACATAATTGCGGTTGAATTCCGCTATCTGTTTTTCAATTATAAATTTTACAACCGCATCCGGGGCCATGATACGATGATCTATCTCATCGCGTGCCAACGCCATGCTGAGCTGATAAACCAGTTCCTGACGATGAGCCATGATCACCGACGCACCACGGCATAAACGAGCACGATGAGCAGTCATCACACTTTTACCGCCCCCGGTGGCCATCGTTGCAAGAATGGATCGACCGCCGCGCTCCCTAGCCTCGCATATATCATCCGATAATTTTTGTTGATATGGTCGTAGTGTCATGCAATGCCCCTCAAGGGGATGAAATTATCGTTGCATCGTGTGCCCATCGGTGCTATCCCCGTTTTTGACATTAATTGACACATACTGACATAACGACAGAGAGGCAAGATAAAATGATCAAACTGGGGTTCAACGATCTGACAGCCGATGAGGCACGCAAGCTGTTGGATATCTATGAAACGATGCGCGCCCGTCATGCCGATATCGAGCGCACCGCCGTCGAAGTCGACCGCTCGCACCCTACGCCGCCGCCGGCACCCGTTATTGCCCCCGCTGCCGCGCCTTCAACTGGTCCCGATCCTGTCTCTGCGCTTGGTGGTGCCCCGAGCACCGGCAATTTGACGGCGCGTGTGGATGCCCGCGGCGTACCGTGGGATGAGCGCTTCCACAGTGGCACCGCCACCGCGCCCGGCAGCAATCCCGATGGTTCATGGCGTCGCCGCCGCGGCAGCGACAAAGATGCCGTCAAGGCGTATGAGGCGCATTATCTTAGCGGCAGCAACGTGAACCCTACGCCCCCGCCGCCACCGGCCCGGCCCGCTGGCGCACCCGCAACCACTGTTACCGCACCGGCAAGTGGTGGAGCATCGGCCCCTGCTGTCGATCCGAACAACCCGCTGTCGTATCCGCCCGCACCCCCGCCCCCGCCGCCTCCCCCCGCGGGCACCCCGAGCTATGAAGACTTTGCAAAGCTGTGGACGCAGCTTTGTGCCCAACAGGCGGTAACGGTCGATCTGGAAACATGGATCAAGACGACCTATGGCGGCCACCCTGTGCTGTCGGACGTGTTCAAGGGCAACCCGGTCGCGCGCAAGGCCGTGTGGGATGTGCTGCTGCAATATCAGCCGGTAGCGGCCTGACTTAGCCCCGGCATCGAGGGGGAAACGAACGCGGCGCTGATGCAGGAAATTCAGCGCCGCTTGAAGAGTGGCGAGTTAGACGAACAAGATATTCGCGAAGTCGTTTGGGAATATCTAAAACCCTCAGTAGAAGATTTAATCGACACGGCCGATGAGCCTTTATATACGGAAGATGAATACGAAACTGCCGTGGCAGATGGGGAAAAATATCTCCCAATTATTCAAGAATTAACCCGTGCTGCATATGATTTGATTGAGTTTGACGCACCGCGTTTCCGTGAACAACTCAAGGATGTAAGGATATTCCACGGTCATGCTTAAGCCATCCGATGCGCATCTGTGGGTTCGCTGCCCGCTTGCTGGCAATGTCATGGCGACCGGCCATTACTACGGCACGCCGCTCACCGAGCACCATGCCGACAGCGACAGCCGGCGGGAAGGCACCTGCGCGCATTGGGTGGCCGAGAACGTTTTCACCGGCCGGGTGGATCATGCCCGCGAGATGATCGGCCACACCCACAACAACGGGTGGGTTGTCGACGAGGATATGGCGCACCGCGTCGATGGGTATATCGCATATGTCCGCGGGTTCGGTGAGCCCACGGCGACGGAGCGCCCCGTTGATCTGTTCAACGGCATCGTGCGCGGGCGGCTCGACACTGTTACCGCGAGCAGCGGCGGGGTGGTGCGCATCTTCGATTACAAAGACGGCTGGCGACCGGTAGAGGCCGATCAAAATTACACCATGCTGTGCTACGGCATGGCTGTGGTAGCCGAGATGGCCACACCCCCCACAGCCGTCGAGCTCCACATCTACCAGCCGCGACCCACACACCCCGATGGACCCGCGCGCGTCTGGCGCATCGAGGCCGCCGACATCATGCGATGGTGGGGGTGGCTCTATGAGCGCGCGACCGATTGTCTGCCGCAATACGGCAAGCCGGGCAACCCCGGCCCGCAATGCCGCGACTGCCCGGCCGCCGCGAGCTGCCACGCGCTCGGCGCGAGTGTGGCCGCGCAATATGAGACGGTGCGCAGCGCCCGCATGGTCAACCACACGCCCGAGCAACTCGCGGCCGATCTCGACTTTCTCGACCTTGCTGACGCCCTGGTGAGCGCGCGCCGATCGGCCCTGCAATCCGAGGCTGTCGCGCGGATCGACCGCGGCCAATTCATTCCCGGCGGATGGGGCGTCACCCCCACCAAGGGCAACCGCCGCTTTACCGTGCCCCCCGAAGTGGTCGAGCGCGCCACCGGGGTGCATCCTTATAAGCAGGTACTCATGACACCGGCCGAGTTAGAGAGACAGGGGGTGCAGCCCGACATCGTAAACATGCTATCGCAGCGGCCATTCATCGGCCGGAAACTCACCAAGAATATGGAAGCCATCGCTAAGAGGATGTTCAAGGCATGACGCATATCCTTATCGGCATCATCATCGGGGCCGTAGCCGTTGCGCTGGTGCGTGCGGCTGGCCTCCCCATCGAGGTATTGCTATGAACGCACCGACTGCCACACGCCCCGCACGCACGCGCTATGCGGAAATCGATCTTCCCATGAAGGGCATCCGCGCCCGGCTTGTGCGCGGCAGCATCACCAAGCTGCAAACCAAGGACAACCGGCAACAACCGCTTGAGGAACGCCGTCACCACTGGTTCAGCGCCTATGCGGTGCCCAAGTCCACGCCCGGCATTGCCGACGCCATCAACGCGCTGTTTGGCCACGCATGGACTTCATACAGCGCCGTCGCTGGCAGTCAGGCCGTGATGCAACAGATCGGCCTCGGGTTCGGCGCGACCGCGTTTGCGTGGGGCGTGACAGATGCCGACCTCGACCCAAAATGGGCGGCGCGCGAGGGATGCGCGGGCTGCTATATCTTCAAGACACGCCGTAACGTCGCGCTCGGCCCGGTGCCGTGCTTTGCCGCCGGCGCGCATGGGCCCGGCACCTATCTCACCATCGACCCGGCCACCATCGGGCTTGGCGATTACGTCGAGGTGTCGCTGGTCACATCGATCAACGGCGAGCTCGGCGGCACCGCGGGCATGTTCGTGCAACCGGCCGGCCTGCTGTGGATGGAGACCGGCGAGCGCATCGTGGCCGGCGGACGAAGCGCACAGGATATGTTCGGCACAGGACCACGACCGGCTGCCGCGCCGCCGCAGGCAGCCGGTGGTGTAAGTGCGCCCCCTCAGTTACACCACGCCCCCGCTGCCGCGCCACAGGTACCCGGCATGGCCGGGCCGGCCCCCGGTCAGCACATCCCCGCACCCCCGCCGCCGCCCGCCGCACCGATCGAACCCGCCGAGACTGTGGCCGCGCGGCATGGCGTGCCCCACCATCCCGGCTATCGGTTCAACCCGGCATCATGGGCGTATGAGCAGGATGTGATCCCAAACGCGCCTGCCGCCGCCCCGGTTGCCCCGGCACCCGCACAGCACACCCAAGGTGCCCCCTCGGTGGGAGTTGGTGGGCCGCAGGTGACTGCATCCCCTTCTAACCCCTATGGGCCGGGCAACCCGCCGCCGGGTGTCGTGCCCAATTATGGGTTCGTGGGTGGCGGCCACACTCCCGCGCCAGCGGGTGGCCCGCCGCGCGTGGGGTAATATTGCAGCGCGGAAGTGATTGCCGGCGGGGCGTGGTGTCCCGCCGGTAGATATAGAGGAGTGAGGGATATGACCAACGATAAACAGGCGCAACTTGATTTCATGGAAGCGCAACGGATCGCGATGGTCATAATGCGGAGCGTTCCGCCGGGCACAACTGTCGATGTGATTTGCATGGCCTATGCACTGAGCATGGGCTCATTCGCGGCAGCGGTGCCCGGCATCGATCCCGTCCACATCGTCAACAATATCGCGCAACGGGCGCTAACACAGGCTTACAGCATGAGCGATGAGCCCCCGAGTGTGCAGTGATGCAAGTCGTATTTGATACCGAGTGCTTCCCCAACGTTTTCACCTGCACAATGATGCCGGTCGGTCCCGCCGACACGCGCGTATGGGTTTATGAGATCAGCGAGCGACGCAATGATGCCCAACATTTGATTTATGATCTAACGAATGGCAGCATCGGCCGCATGTACGGATTCAACTCGCTCTCATACGATTACCCGTTGCTGCATTATCTCGTCGAGATGACGCGCTCATATCCCGACATCACAGCGGCACAGATCACAACCGCGCTTTATGCACGATCACAGGAACTATTGGCCACCGAATGGGGGAAGGGATGGCAAAACCACATATGGCCACGTGACCAGCATGTGCAGCAATGCGACCTCATGATGCTCAACCATTTCGACAATCACGCCAAACAGACCAGCCTCAAAGACCTCGAATTCAACCTTGAGTGCCCGAATGTTGCTGAGATGCCGTTTGAATACGGGCGCAATCTCACAGTCGATGAAATCCCAATACTCATCGATTACAACATCAACGATGTGGACGCCACCAAGCGATTCGTTCACGCATGCGCCGACGCCATCGTGTTCCGTGAAGGGCTTATCGACCAGTTCGGCCCCGAATGCCTGTGTTGGAACGATGTGAAAATTGGCGAGAAATATTTCATCCAACGCCTTGAGGCCGCGCGGCCCGGCATCACCCGCAAGGATGCGCAGGGCCGCAAGCCGCAGACATGGCGCAGCCACATCGACCTCGGGGAAATCATCTTCCCCTACATCAAGTTCGAGCGGCCCGAATTGCGCGAGTTACGGGACAAGCTGGCGGCCACACGCATTCAGGGGCACGAAACCAAGGATGCCTATAAATTCGTGGTGCCGCTTGAGGGTGTCGATATCCACATTGGGGCCGGCGGTATCCATGGCGCGCTCGATCGCGTGATTGCCCGATCGACTACCGAACGCATCATCATCGATATCGACGTAACCGGATATTATCCATCCATCGCCATTGTCAATAATTTATACCCCGAGCACATCGGCCCGGTGTTTGTGGACGTATACCGCAGCATCCGCGACGACCGAGCGACAGCCAAGGCAGCCGGCGATGTTGTGAAGGCCGGCACCCTCAAGCTGAGCAACAACGGCGCTTTCGGTAAAACCAAAGACAAACATAGCGTGCTGCTCGACCCTAAGGTGATGATGGCGATCACTGTAAACGGTCAGTTGCTGCAATGCCTGTTGGCCGAGGCCATGTTGCGCGTACCCGGCCTGCGGCTGCTGCAACTCAACACGGACGGCCTCACCGTCGATCTGCCACGACACCAGCGCGAGTTATTCGATGAGGTCTGCACCTGGTGGCAACGGTTCACCCAGCTCGACCTCGAATTTGCCGAGCTCGAAACACTGTGGATGCGCGACGTGAACAATTATCTGGCGCGCACGACCGGCGGCAAAATGAAGCGCAAGGGCGCATATGACCACGAAATGCTAAGCGGCAGCATCGGCGGCCAAAAAGCGTGGAATCGTGATTTCAGCGCATTGGTGGTGGCCAAGGTGGCCGAGGCGGCATTTGTGCATGATCACGATCCGGCGGATTTTATCGAACATCACGACCGACCATACGACTTCCTGCTGCGCGAGCGCGTGAAGGGTGGCGCACATCTTGAGCTCGGCCACACTGGCGCACGTCTCGGCAAGCTGGTGCGATACTACATCGCCACCGATGGCGAGCCGCTGGTGAAGATCATGCCACCGCTGGCCGGCAAAACCGAAATGCGCCGTATCGGCATCCATGCCGAGGGGCGCGCTCAATGCCTCGGCAGCCGCAAAGATTATCGGTGCTCGATGTGCGATGCGCGGTTCACTATCAAAGCCATGTTCGATGAGCACAACAAGGTGATGCATGCATGGCCGATACGGCTCAAAATGCAATGGGATGGCGATTTAAGCGGCATTGATCATCGATGGTACGTCAATGAGGCCGAGCGATTATTATTTTAAAAAACTACTTTACAAGGTAGTTTCCCATCGCTATATATCAATCATCAACCGAGGGGATACGGACATGAGAGCTCACCAGCGCCACGGCTACAGCCACAATGACATCATCGACCTCAGCATGATCCGCTGCAATGCGGGACCGCGCAGCACCAGCGCCCGACGCCGGCCGATCTTCACGTCACTCGACGCGGCGCACGATCATATTACGGGCGTCCGTTGCTCTCGTGGCGGCACGATGCCGGGATATTACACCCGCGAGGATAGCGTTCGGTTCGCGCGGCAATACATCGCCAAGGCGCGCGAATGGCGCTTGGAAATTGCGGCGCGCTAAGCGCCGTATCACTCTCATTGAGGGGACATCGACATGCCAATTTTCACCACGCAGTGCGGTATCGCAATTGAATTCGATGCGATGGACGATGGGCGGTATCATGCCGCGCAGGCCATCATGAGTCAGTATCTGCTTGATGTTGACGACAGGACGGAAAGGCGCGGCGGCCCCGTCGATGAGTCGAGCCGCTATGATTGCCGCATCGATGCTGTCGATGAATGGTCAGCTGCTGTTCGTAACGGATTTATAACATGCTGACGATTTGGGAGATTGACCAGCGGACCGGCAAACGCCGGCCGCTGCCGTGGCCGCGCTTCTCATGCGAAGATGCAGCCGAACGGTTCTGCATCCGGTGGACGCTGTTGGGCCCGCGCGGCTTTGGATATGTGGTGAGGTGGTCGTGATATATCGCAAGACTTGGGAAAAGTGGCGCACGGTCGGAATTTGCCTTTATCGTGACACCTACACCGGGTGGTTTTTTCTCGGTATCATCCCGTTGTTCATCACCCGCGAGCGCATGAGGCGGTCATGATCCAAATACTCCTGCTATCGCGCCGTAATCCAAACGGCCCCTGGCACATCCGCAACCGGCATGGGGCATACCGCGCCACCGATGTACGCAGTATCCGAGCGGCCACCCCTCGACGCGCCGCCCCTATACCGGTGAAGAACTGCGCGTCATCCGCAAACGCAACGGCGTCGGGCGTCCCCATCATGATAAGCATCGATATGACCCGCACATTGACGCGTGGGTGCGTCAAGCTTTTCAGGCCAACCAGATGGCTGTGAAATGCCGCTGCTATGCCCGGTAAACCAGGACAACCCAAAACCGGGCCGATCGAAGAACGCATGCAAAAATGCCCGGTGTGCGGCGCGTTCTTCAATCCAGCCAATGGCGCGCAACGCACTTGCAGCCGAACATGTGGTAGCGAGCTTAATAAACGCCGCGGGAGGCCGCCGAAATGAGCGAAACACCAGGTGCGCCGGTCATCCGCCAGCTTGAGCGTGATATTGCGGCATGGAAGGGGCGCAAGGCACGCCGAGAAAGCATCGATCGCTGCCGGTGGCTGGCGATCGTGCTTATAATCCTGCTGCTGACTATCCTATTCACCGCCTATGACGTGAGGATACCATGATTAAAGCATTCTGGCGCTGGTTGCGCCCACTACCACCGGTTTACGTGCCGCCCGAGATTATCGTTGCGCACGACCGCATGCCGAGGTGCGTATAGTTACAATGCGAGGGGTATCAAATGAAAGACTTCCTTGAGTACGAAATCGAACGGCAGCTCGACATCTTGGCCGATGAAAACGCCGCAGCCCTGACGGCTGTTGCCGCCGAATGCCCCAAAATTGCGGCGCATTATGCAGGGGCCGCCGCCGATGTGGTCGAATACATCGAGAAACTAACGGAGGAATATTTTAAAGCTGATGACTGATACACCAAGCTGCGGCCGATGCGCCGCATACCGCGAGATGCCGGCCGCCGGGCCGGGCAAGGGGCTTTGTTGCCTTTTGCCGCCGGTGCCGATCTGTGCCGGCATGATCCAACCCACCGCCGGGATTGCGGGCATCCAGCGCGGCGGGCCGCAACCGCTTATGCTCAACGCTCGGCCGCAGGTGGCTGATACCGACTGCTGCATGCAGTTTCACCCGGCCGAGGTGCCGACCGGACCAAGTGAGCCCTGGTCCGGCGCGCGCGAGGCGGTGGAATGATGCGCACCCCCGACACCCCGCGCCGATGCGACATCCTCAAGGCCGCACGCATCCGTCGGGGCATCACCCGCCGTGAGCTTGACCGTGAGCGTGAGGCCGTGCGCCGCTTCATCCTCGATGAGCACGTGGCACGCGCGTTCACCTCCGGGCAGTTGCTTGAGCTCACACGCCAAACAGCCGCAGCAATCCCCACCAGCACGCCACACCAGCCACAGCGGCAAGCATCCACGCCATAAACGCAACCACCGGGCCCGCACGTTCTTCGATATCGTGCGGGCACCGCGGCGGCTCGGGGTCGCCAGCATCCCATGTGATATCGCAAGTTTCGCAGATCATCAGATCGCTGTATTGTTTAACCACACACGGTTTTTCCACATCCCACCTTTTATAGAGGTGCGCCCACACTGGCATGTGTGGCAGCGCCATGAATATCCTTGGACCGGCATTAAGATATGCCCGACACCGTGCCCGGTCACGGTAGATTATAATTCCCACCTGCCCCCACCCGTTCATCAGCCGCACGGCACGCATCACCCGCCCGGTCGATCGGTCACGCTGGATTGTTGCGCACATGGCCATTTATCGCGTCTTGCAGCAGCTTGCGTGCCACATGTGTCACTGTGCTTGGAAATTCCTGAGCATCCGCCATTTTTTTGAGAATTTTGCATTGCTCCGTTGTCAGAAAAACAGTGATTTGTTGACCACCTTTTAATGGCCCGGTCTTCCTTGGCATCTTGACTACCTCCTGAAGTAGTTATACCATATATCCGAAACGGAGGGATATTCAATGGTTTTCGTAATTTTCCTGACAGGGGTAAGCCTGTTTATCAATGTCACCATCGGCGGCCTCGCATATCTCGCGATTCGCGAGAGCCAGCGAGCACGCCATGAGGCCGAGCGCTGCCGCGCCGCGCTCGCTGAAATCGTCCACATTCTGCGGCGCGAAACGCCATTCAGCCCGGCATATCGAACGCCGCCACCATCGCCAGCGGAATATTTCTCAACAATTATGGGCGCGGCACTCGCCAATTATGAATTGCAGGCCGCATGATGTGGTGGGCTCTCGCATTATTCGCACTATTTATGGTGGTCTATGGGTACGTTGCATACAGAGTAGTTATAAATCTGCTCGATGTGATAAATTAGCTACCATAGGCGGGGCAAATCAGCATATATCGACAGGATAAGAGCGGGTCGGCAACGTGTTTAGCCCATAAAGCGGATGCGTTCGTGCTCTCGGTGTCGTGAATCGACAAGTACCGCACCGTGGCAGGGTGGGCATCATTATAGGGTATGAGAACGGCGGGAATCCTTACCACCTAGACGCAGCCGTGACAGCTCGGAGAGACGGCATCTATCAACCAGAGGGGAACAAATGCGCATTATTCTCGCACTGCTCATCGGCCTAATGGCCACGGCCACACAGGCCGCCGATCTCAAATCCACCAAGGATAGTGGCAGCATCTTTGCACCGATCGCCGCCGCGACCTCGGGAAACCCGTTCGCCGGCATTTACGGTGGCGTTACCACTGGCGCACAGTTTACAGACATCACAATCACCAGCGGCGGTCAGGATTTCAGCGGCCTAAGCGCTGACGGCGCGCTACTCGGCGCGCATGCCGGATTCAACTGGTGCGCCGGCCGCGTCTGCATCGGCCCCGCCGCCGAGTTTGCGTGGACCAACGCCGCTGTGGAAGCCGGGCCGCTCGGTGATATCCTGCGGATGGATGACTATCTGCAACTCACGGCGCAGGCCGGCGTGGTCATCGGCAAGCAAACGATGGTGAGCCTGCATGCTGGCTATGAATGGCAGTCATGGGTTCTCGACCTCGATCGCGAGCATGATGCCGATGTGGGCGCATGGGTCGTGGGTCTCGGCATCAGCACCCTGGTCACCAGCAACACCGCGCTTGAGCTGCGCGCCGATTATCTGATGTTCGATGACATCGATGTGGCCGGGCTTGAGCGCGTGCTCGAAAAGTCCGACGCGCTGCGCGTCAAGCTGAAAGCCACCTATTATCTTGGCGGCACCGACCAACTGTTTTAGTGTTGCGTGCGTTGCGTCTGAGTAACGGCCCCGAGCGCTCACCCCGCTCGGGGCTTTTTATTGCCCGGCGCACAGCAAAACACTCGGCGGAGGGAAGCGCCGAGTGTTTCGGTATGGGCACTAGGTAAAGAGGGGTACCCCCACACAATGCGTCCACACTGCCGCCGCGTCAACGGTTTTTCGCGCGCGGCAGCGGCACAGCGGCAATATTTTTCATGTCCCTCAGCGCTCCACCCATCGTCTCAACCGCCACGGTCAGCCGGTTGATCGCTTCGCGGCTCTCGGTCAGTTGCACTTGCATCACCTTGACGACATCGTTAAGCGCCTCGAATTCCTTTTGTTTGGCTGGCAGGAATAGCCAGCCGGCAGTGTAAGCCGTCATGATCGCGCCGATCAGCATGCTGCCGATACTCACGATCTGCTTGCCCGTCAAATTGATTTGGTTGATGGTGACGATAGGCGCGCCCTGGTCCACATGCTCACCGGTCCCGTTCATCATGATCCCCATTACTCACCCCATGGTTTTTCCCCATGGGTGTAGCATCTCCGAGTAGCAAATGCCCATTATTATTGCCTAAAACCTTGCTGGCAATTAGTCGCGTGTGCCTGCTGCGCTCAAGTTGCAGATCGTTTCTGAGCTCTTGTGTGGCCGCCGCGCCACCCGTCGCGGC